CATTGCTGTCCAGGTTTGCCTGTGAATAGGAACGACCAAGACTTTGAGCCCTGATAGATAGATTACTATTTACAGCGTGAGTTGCAGGGGTTGAGTTTGTAGAATTATCCAGATATGTAACAGTTGCGGATGGGCTCCCAAGTCCGTGTCTGTCAATACCGACCAAAACGCCACTGGCAACAGATTTAATTGTAACAGAGCCTACGCTTCCAGCATAGCCAGTAATGGAAGGATCGGGGGGTGTCGCTTTTATTATTGTAGTGTTTGTTACTTCGGTTATAGTCCAGTCAATACCTGATGCTGTAGTGCCAGATCCTGCACTGGCAACACGAAATACATCTCCTACAGCAAATTCAGCAATATCATACATGGCTGTGTTCAATGTAAATGTATAAGGAGAACTACCTGTTATGGTTGCTGTATATCCTGTGTCTTCTGATGTGGTCGTGATTGAATTAATAACCACTGATTCATCTTCAATCTCACATTTATAAGTATTTGCAAGTGTATTATCCTTTGCGAGTGCAGATACGACCATGTACTCTTGTGATGCTGTCATTGGTCTGGCAAGTGGTGAATGGTATACGGTCCATTGAAATTCATCACCAGTTCCGCTTGCTGGGGGACCAGCCCAATCGTTAACCCAATCAATCCCATCCCAGCCACCATCTACATCTAATGCATACTTATTTGTGCCAAATGTTTCCCCGTCATAGCCAGTAAGATTATCTGTACTTTTTATAAACACCATATCTTCCCGCCAGACATGGAGCCTTGCATTGACAGATGATGTTGTGGTTGGTATGGCTTCCTGGGAGTCCACAAAGGTCATATGCCCTACAAGTTGATAATTGGAATACCCATCAAAACTGGTTGTATTGGGAAATTCTGTTGCCCTATAGACATTCAATCCTGTTATTCTCTTATTCAAGGCATTGGCATCAAATTCTATATTCAATTCAACAATACTGTTATTAACACTTGTATCGACCAATACTAATTCTTTTGTCTTATCAAATAAACTTTCCTGGACTCCGTCATAGACTGCTGTTACGTTGTATTTGACACTGTTCCCTGGTCTTAATGATTTACCAGTATTATATAATTTACTGCTTGTAAAATTGAATGGATTATTGAGTTTATTAGAGTAGATATACCAATCAGCAGATGCAGATACAGTATCATTAAATAAGGCCCTATCAATGTGGCCTACCCAGACACCTTTGGCTTCTGTACCGATTTTACCTACTGCACCAGGTATAAATCTAATAGTGTCCCCACTAACAATAATGGGGTTACGATCTTTCTTGTGAAATATATCTGGGACAGATGAAACATTAGATGTATCTACTTCCGCAATACTGTGTCTGTCCATTATATCGATCCATCGGTAGTCGCAGTCACCGGATGTGTTAAAAGTATTATTTAACCAGCCAATATCAGTCATACGGACAATGTCGGCACTATCTCCTACTGGTACTCCTGCTTGTGACTGTGTTCCATACACACCAATATACCCTTTAGCGTGTTCAAAGAATGCTTGACCGCCATGTGTTTCTGTGACACAATCAGCAAAACAGGTGGGGTTCCAAAATGCTTTATCACCCGTAGGTGGGCCGTTAAGTAGTTTAGTCGCTATATCACTGGTCACACGGTACAGTGATCCATTTGCCAGTGGACTCGCTACATTATCTGTGCCTACGATTAGATACTTGTTTCCAGGTGAGTTATATGTAGACGATATAAATTCTATATCAGTGGATGCTGTAAAGGTTATTGCATCCACATCACTAAAACCATTAATAACGGTTATCTCATTATGGGTTGAGTATTGTAACAATGTTCTCGCAGATGAATCTATATAATGAATTACTATACTTTCTGACCTACTGGTATTTTGTTTAAAGTCGGTAGATTCGAGACCTAATAAATTACCCGTAGATGATGCACCGCCATGACGGACCCATGCGGTATGCCCTGCATCCAGGATATCATTATGATATAAATCATAATCAGTACCGTCTGTGGTTCCGACAATAAGATAATTATGGTTTTGGTTCGGAACGGCTGTTACCCCGTCTGATCCAATACCATTTGTTTGTGTTATAGATGTAAGCCCTGCAAACTCTGATGCTGTAGCACCTGTCACGACTAACGAATCAATGCTATCACTTGTACTTACCTTAACTAATTTATTTGATTTTATTAACAGATAAAGAATCCCGTTGCAAATATGCATAAAGGAAGTATCTGTATTTGCTGTTGAAGACAAATTAGCATTAACCACTTCTTCTTCAACTACACCCGCACTGGATAATGTATATTTGACAAGGGGATTATAATGGGTTGTATCCGTATATGAATAGTGAACATAGACCGCATTATTAAATCCCAGCATACTACATACTTTAAAATTAGTTTGGCCTCTGTAACTATTATAGGAAGATTCATTGAGATCTGCTGTTGATGTTCCATCATGTGAGACAATGCCTTGTGTACCATCATGTGGCACAGATGCCAGGCATAATGCTTTACCATTCATAGATGCAATGGCTATCATTTCTATAGTAGATTGGGCAACTGACGGAGAATCATACGTCACGGTATCATCAACGGTTAAGTGTGTTGCGACTTTTCCACCCCAGGAAAGTGCCTGGGCTCCTGTTGCTACTTCTGTATTAAAAAAACTACCGCCCCACTGTTGGGCACTATCTGTGTTTACGCCTACCGTTACAGTGTTTGGCACAAAATTGGCCTGATCATAGACACCAGCACCAGTGATATCTGCCTGTGGTGATGCATTATCCTTACAGTCCTGGACCAATATATAATCATCTTCAGTAATACCATGTGCTGATTCAGTTGTGAATAACACAATATTATCTTCAATCTGCAAATGGTCATTCACATCAGGTAAACCACTGTCCCACCAGAATAGTTTAACAGCCTGGGTACTGGTATGAATAGTGACCAATAGATACCTGTATCCATCTCCCGCATCATTCTTATCTCCGGCAAACTTATCGGATATAAATGTATATACATTATAGACTATATAATTACCACTACTAACAAATGATAAACCGATAGACGGTACACCGGATGGGGTTCCTGCCCCGAATGTTTTCTCTAACTTTCCTGCCTGGATCTTGAGATTCTTGATCTCCTGTGCTACATTATCTGGAAGATCTTCAATATCAGCATTGGTTAGAACGCCATCAAAGTCCTTTATGTTAATGAAATTGGCCATTAACTAATCGGGTAATTAGGGTAGATGGGATCCACCAGTCCATTACTACTGGAGTAATCAAAAGGCAGTCCTTCACCCACTACATTCGTAGCAGGATTCTGGTTGTATTTGGCAATATACTCATAGCCCATTGCCTGTGCTGTAGCCATTCTATCTCTATTGTTGACTGTTCTCCATAGTTCTGCTTCTGCAAACTCCAGGATTGCATCATGGAAGATAGCATTTAAGTCTCCTGTGCTACCGGATGCCAGTGCAGTGGGTTCCTTGATATAATAGCAGTCCACATTGGCTGTATTGTTGTAGATGTATATCCTGCCTTTAAAAATAAAATAGACAGGTTCTGTGCCACTGAATGAGACATATCCTGTTGTAAAATCTTTAGCCATATCGAAGGATATTTTGCGAATAAAGTTACTACTGGCTATTCGTATTCCCAGGATCCCCAGTGGTCCACCAAATGGATCCGAAGCCAGGGCTCCTGCCTGGGTTGGGATAAAATAACTTTTAAAATGTGTATCTACATCGTTATCGGTAATCATAGATATTCCAGTTACCAAAACGTGAAGGTCAGTTAATAAATGTGGGTTTAGTGCCTGGATGACCTTGTCCTGGGCACGATTCAAGTACCGTTCCTTGACGGTATCAGAAAAAAGATCCCCTGCGGAATCTTCCATTCTGTCCCCTAAAATGGTTAGCATTGTTGCTGTTGTCATGTTGTCTCCAGGCTATAAAGCCCCCACCACAAAAAGGCAGGGGCTTTAAGGTTAATCAGTTACTTAATTACTCTGCACCGTGTGGGGCATAAGTAGTAGATGATTCCAATTCGCTGATCACACAATGAGCCCTACGATTCGTAATCGCAAGGTTACCATAAGTGTGAACCTTCTGTACGAAAGTATTACTCTTTGTATCTTCGATCATATCGCCTGCGGTGAATTTTGCACCGGAGTTGAAGAACATATAGAGATAGTCCGTATTTAGGAAGTACATCTTACCATCAACACCAAATGCATCAGCAGAATCATCAGAAAGGTCTTGCTGGGTGACCATATCCTGGTCAGCAATAATGTCAATGCCTCTGAAGTTCAGAGCAGTGAAGCCCATTGAGCCCATACGTTCAGACATTTTACTACCTGTCTTTCTTGGGTCAATCTCATTTTCAATAAGATCATAGATGGACTGTGGGCAAACAATTACATCAGGATTCTCACCAGAGTAACCACGAGCATTTGCAACGCCCCTTTGCAACAACTTCAAAATGTAGGTATTCTTTGAAGAATCAACCATATCGGATTGTGCAATATATCCACTTGTTCCAGCATCGGGTGAATCATCAGAGATGTTACCAGTTGAGTCACTGAAATCAGTAGCATCCAAGACAGGAGTTTTCCACCAGGCATATGAGCCAGGTGCAAGACCACCAACTGTGGATGTTTCATCACAGAGAACGCCAATAGGATTAAATGCATCGGTTGCCAAAGAAGTAGCAAAAAGATTTTCTGCAACTTTCTTCTCCAGAGATTTCTGAAGGTTTTTCACTTTAGCACTTACAATGTTCTTGACCGCCTGCGGGCTGTTCATAAGCAAGGTCTCTTCCTTCGTTAAAAGAAAATGACCTGTAAGCATTGTGGGTTGGTAGGATGCAGTCCTTGCAATTTCAGCAATGGCTGGAGTATAAGCACTGCCAAGACCGTGTTGATCTCCCCAGGCACTTGCACCACCGTCTGCATATTCTACAGGAACAACGATATCTCTACCGTTGAATGTTTTTGCCTTTGCTTTCAGCAACGCCAATAATGGATGACTTTTCTTAAAGATCTGATCATACAAAACAGGCATATAATACTGCTGAATAAGGGCACTTAATGAAGCGGAACCTGTTCCACTTACGACTATGTTAGACATTTTATGTCTCCTTTATTTCGGTATTTTATGTGTTAAAAAAAGAAGCAACATCAATGTCATCATACGAAGTGATTTTACTTTGCTTATCACTCTTGACACCGACATTCTTCTGTACGTTTACGGGGACAGATGGCTTTTGCTTGGGTGTAACTTCTTTAGCATTGGGCTTATCGAAGTTCATCACCTTGTATGCTTCATCCAGGGTCAGCAGTCTGCCATCCTGTTCGTGTTTCTGAATTGCATAATCCAGGACTTCCTGGGATTGCTTATCATCCAACGAGTAGGTGGTTTTCAATTCTGCCATCGACTGGTCCAAAGCATTTTGTGCTTCCATCTGTGCCAGTTTTTCCCTTGTCTCTGTCAATTCAGATTCATAGGGATTCGGAAGGTCTTTATTATCCATCTGTAGGGACTGTTTGAACAGTTGCCCCGCTTCTTTACCGAGTTCATCTTCAATCGCTTCCATAAGCGTATCAGAGAAATCTTCCGACTCTTTTATTTTATCAACCAACTGCACCAAAGGCTCTACTGCCCTACGCTGATCTGCCACTGTCTGGGCCTTCTCCGTATTGGACTTGTTCCATTCGTGACGGTTATCAGCATCTTTTTTCCAGGATTCTACATCAGTCAAACTGTATCTTGAGCCATCTTCTGATTCAAAAACGACATTATCGTCTAATGTCTCATAATCACTAACCGTATCGGTTTGCTCTTGTTCAGTGTCTGATACTTCCTGGTCTGGTTCATTGGTTGCTTCTGTTTTGGCTGGTTCTATTGACTCTGTGGTCACAGCCTGTTCTGTATTGGATCCTTCTGATTGCTCACCAAAGAGTTCATTCGGGATCGAAATGTTGTCGTAACTATCTGTTGATGGTGTATCTGTACCCACCATTGGATCGTTACTGAAATTGCCTACCTGGATCTGTTCAGATTCAGGCGTGACTTCTAAATTTGTTGTTCCTGCTACGTTAACTGTTGACATTGTTCTATCCTTTCAGTTGGTCTTGCGACACTGGTTTAGTTGCAAAAAACATGAGTAGAACCGTTCTTTTTCCTTCATGGGGCTCTACCATGTGCTTCATTGGGTTATTCAATTTTCCTGCTGTATAACAAACGCCATTAAGATAGTGATCCTTTACTTCTTTGGGTTCACCGTCTATTTCAAAAAATATTCTACCACCTGTAAACTCATCCGGGTCGGATAGCAAGACAGTAGATCCATATTCACACCATCCCATATGATTGTCCACCAACTCCCCTTCAATCAGTTTACAACCATCATAATGCCATTCGTGCCCCTTTGGACGGGTCTCAACTCGCCAGTAACTGGGTTTTTCCAGTATAAACCCCTGATCATCCACCATCGATTGGTAGCGTTTTGCCACCTTTTGAAGCAATTCATTGGAAAAGTCAGAAATATTAGCGTTAGATTTGCCCATATTCCGCAGTTTCCGTGCTTCGCCAGGGGTAAGTAAGCCTGTAATCTGGTGATACATTATTTTTTCTTCTTACGCTTCAATAATTTCGCTTTCATTTTAGCGTATTTTTTATTAGCCTTCTCATTAGAGATATCCTTGTCCTTATCATAAACAGTCTTGCCAAGTATTTTGAATTTGGTACGCTGGCTGGATCTATGCATATCCTTACCCCTTACATCTCCCACTTTTTCTTTGCCAACTGCCCTTTCCCACTCAACAGGTCCTACTTTAACTTTTTTATAAGACCCTTTAGATTCAGTATCTGACCCCGGCTTGTTTTTCCATTTACCTTTATTATCAAAATGTGTTTGAGTTATAACACCTTCTCTACCCTTTACAAGTCCTTTATTATCATCCCGTACAAGGCCTTTCTTTTCAGTTTTTTTCTTGGTGTGTATATCACCGGACTCTTTACGATAATAAATTTCTCTTACTTTGTCAGTTTTTTCCTTCTTCTTCTTCTTTTTTAATTTTAGTTTTCCACCGACTCCAACCTTTTTCTTATAATCAGGACTACTATTCTCCTGATTATCAGTTTTATAACTTGAGTCATTTGCTTTGTAAGGTATCTTTTGTCCTGTTTCCTTTTCTTTTGCTTG